AATATATCATCTCCCATTATAATTTTTTTATATATATATATATGGCAGAAAAGATATTTGTCTTAATAGGTATAATTATTTTATTGTTTTCAATTGGTATTATTATAAATATAATTATAAACACATCTCGAAATAATTTAAAAAAAAACATTGATTCGCAAAACAAAAACATTATTCGTTCAGTCGCAAATAATGTTAAAAAAGACGAAGACGAAGCAGAAGCAGAATCAGAAGCAGAATCAGAAGCAGAAGCAGAAGCAGAATCAGAAAAAATTAAAGTTACGCAATTCCAAAAACTGCCTAATTGGAAGGTAATGTTAGATAAACACGCTCATGAAACCGCATTATATTTTAATGCAAAAAAAAATGGGAAAGAACTTTCAATTGATGATAATGGTGTTTATAAATTATATATAACAGATGAAAACCAATGTGTAAATAAGTTTGATTATAAAAAAGAATTTACAGATCAATCTACAAATAGTGATGAAATATATTTTGAATTTAATGATGGGTATTGCACATATGATCCGTATAATTCAAATGCGTATTTTAGATATATGTGTGAAGGTGGTATATTAGATTCAGTAAAACCGTTAATGGAAGGTGTTGGTGGTAATTATAATAATTTTTATAAAGGCAATGGTGTTTGTGAAATTAATCCACAACACTGTAAAGATAAAGGAGTTGACTATGATTCTTCCACTAAAGATTGTGTATCGTCAGATGTACAGGCATTTTTAGAAGGTGTTGTTGGTCAAACAACTGTTCGAGCTGCTAGAAAATATCACCAAGATGGTGTTGATTTATATAGAGATGGATTGAATGAAATTGGTATTAAGGGAAAAGCTGCAGAGATTTTTTCAGATGCACTTGGTACTACGACAGCACCATTAACAATGAGTGTGGGTTTAGCAATGGCAGCTAGAGAAGAAAGTGTAGATGAAGTTCAAGACATTTTGAATGATATTGGATTAGATGGAAAGGGTTCTAAAGAAGCTTCCGAAGTTATTGGAACTATTTTAACACCAGTTATTACTGCTAAGAATGTTGCCACTGATGCCGTTAATGCTGCGGTAGATGTAGGTAAAATGGTTGTTAATACACTTGAAGATACCTTTGTCGGTCAGGCTGTTAATTTTGTTGGTGGTTTATTTGGATTATAATAATTTTTTGATTGGTTGTCTTGTTTGTATTTCTAAATATAATACGTGATCACTTGTATTCGATGTAATGTTGCCATCAGATTCTTTATAAGAATCTATTTTTATTGTCAATTTACTTAATTTACTTATTGGTGGATTATAATAATGATATTCTGTTGGAACCGTTTTTGGATTTGAATATGTTACTGATGTATTAGAATTATCAGAAAATAATATTTCAAATGAACCATCCACATCATTTACATTCGAATATATACGATTATCTTTTAATTCATCAATTGATAATATATTATATAATGTACCAGTTACACTATTTGGAAATGAATACCCTAACAATCTAACCGCAATTACATTTTTTAATGTTCCAATATTAATTAATAATTGATTTGATGTATTTGTTAATGGTGTAAATGTAACTGTATAATTTCCTTTGTCTGTTACTGAATTTGTATCTAGACTACTATCAATTAAGATACGATATGTTTCATAATCATAACTGATATCATCAGTAAAATCAGTATTTTTTAAATCCATATTATTTAAATTTAAAAAACTCATATATAATAATTAATATTCTTTTTTAAAAAAAAATATTAATCTTTAGTTTTAAGGATATTGAATTTGTGTATACAAGCCTCTTTTTGTATAAAAAACTTTATGTGACCCATCTTCATTAAATAATGTTTTTGGATTTTCAAGTAATTCTTCTCCTTTTTTAATATCTCTTAATGCTTTCCATTGTCCTTCTTCCATTAATTGTATATTTGGTTTATCATAATTATAATTTAAATAATTTGTCCAGATTAACGTATTTGGATATGCTGGGATATATTGATATTTACCATTATTTGTTGGATAATAATCTTCTAACATTTTTTTTTGTTCTTTTGATAAATCTTTTAATTCATCTTTATGGAATAATATACCATCCATTCCCATATAACTAAATAAGAATGGATTTTCTCCTTTTTTAATATCGTCAATTGCAAATATTCCAACTCCATTAATTTTTGATGGTTGAATACGAACTTTAATTTTTTGCATCCTTCCCAATATCAATTTTTTTTGAATTCTTTCTTTTCTTTTTTGATCCATATAAATATAAATCTTCTAAATCTTTAACCAGTTTTTTATTTTTTGTATCATTTTTTTCGAATACATAAGAATTATTTTTATTTTTATTTTTATAAACTTTCCATCCATTTTCAATGGCTTCACATAAAATTTCTTGTACATTCATTCTCTATTGTATCTATTAATTTTTTTTACATATTTAAACTTATTTATTATTTAATATGTAGTATCGATGAAAAATTGTAAAACGATTGAATCTATTCATCATGAAAAGAAAAAATATTTTAAAAAAAATGATTTAAAAAAAATAAATAGAAATATTAATTCTACAAAAAGAAAAATTGATAAAATTGATAAAGAATTAAAATCAATTGATGATATCAATGAAAAAATTAAAAAAATTAAAACGATAAATAATTTAAAAAACAATTTAAATAAACTACAAAAAAATTATGATAATAATATTAATTTAAATGAAGAAATTGAATATTATCTTAATACTTGTGAAATATTATATGATTATTATAATGATAGTAATATATCTAAAAATAATATTGATGAAGAAATATATGAACATTCTGAAAAAAATGATTTAAATTTATTTTTAGACAAGTTTTCAATTAATTCAAAAAAAGAAATGTATAAAGAATATATTAAAAATATTGATGAAGATATTATTTGTAAAGATATTAAATTAAATAAATATCAAAAATATTGTAGATTTTGTAAAATTGAAAAAACTGAAATACAAAGTGAAGGTTCTTTAGTATGTATGAATTGTGGAGATACGGAACATATTATTATTGAATGTGATAAACCTTCTTATAAGGAACCACCTCCTGATATGATGTTTTATTATTATAAAAGATTAAATCATTTCACTGAATGGTTAAATAATTTTCAAGCAAAAGAAACTACTAATATTCCTAATGAAATTTATGATAAATTATTAAATGAATTTAAAAAACAACGTATATATGATGTTAAAAAAATAACTCATTCTAAATTACGTAAAATATTAAAAAAATTAAAATTGAATCGATACTATGAACATATCAATCATATTATGAATAAATTAAATGGAAAAAAACCTATTATATTACCTAGAGAATTAGAAGAAAAATTAAGATTGATGTTTAAAGAAATACAAGAACCTTTTCAAGATGTTTGCCCAAAAAATAGAAAAAACTTTTTAAGTTATTCTTATGTTATTAGAAAATTTTTAGAATTATTAGGTCAAGATCAAATTGCTGTACACTTCCCTACTTTAAAATCAAGAGAAAAACTATATCAACAAGACCTTATATGGAAAGGTATTTGTAAAATATTAAATTGGGATTATATTCCGAGTATATAATTATAAATACTATATAAAAATTTTTATATGATTTTTATTTTAATTAATATATGGGTATATTTGATGAATATGATAATCGTCCAATTCAACTAAAAAATTATCTAAAACGTTCAAAAAATATTTTTAATATATTACATAATCAACCAAAAAAATATATTATAATTCCAATGATATTTTTTTTAGGTTTACAGAAAATAACTATTAAAAAATTAAAGAATAAATGTATTAAAAAAGCAATGTTATATCATGATAAGTATTAACAAAATTGATTTTCTATTAAATATTGTTTAATATAAAGATGCCTTATTATGTAGTACATAAAGGAATTAATCCAGGTATTTATAATACTTGGGATGAATGTAAACAAAATGTTCAAAAATTCAAAGGAGCTATTTATAAAAAGTTTTCCGATATTTTTGAAGCAAGATATTTCTTAAAAAATGGTAACTGTGAAATTAAAGAATATGATACATTTAAAAAAAATGATTATATATCTGTGTATACTGATGGTAGTTTAATTAAAAAACAAAATACCAAATATTGTGGATATGGTGTATACATTCCTCATAATAATTATAAATATTCTGAAAAAATGATTAATAATAATTCAACAATAAATCGTGCAGAATTGAATGCAATTATACATTCAATTGAATATTTAAAAAAAGAATATCCTAAATATGAAATACATATTTATACTGATTCAATGTATTGTATATATATGTTAACTGGAACTGCAAAAAGATATCAAAAAAATAATTTTAAAAAAGATGGTTCTGATGTAAAAAATAAAGATTTAATAATTCGATTATTAGATATTATTAAAGATATCAAAATAAAACCAATTAAAATTAAAGCTCATACTAATTTAAATGATACACATTCAAAATGTAATCAAATTGTAGATGAATTAGCAAAAAAAGCTGCTTTATCTGAAAATTAATTTATTTAAATTTAATAATATTATATTTGCTATTTAATAAATAGATTGCAATTACAATTAAAGCAAATCCAAATTGTCTATGAGATTGTTGGGGTGTTTTTTTTGATAATAATGAATAGTTCATTAAAAATTCACAATCACCAACAAGAAGAGCTAACCCATAAACACCAAGAGCGATGTATAAATATAATTCGTTTGATTGAGTTTCCATATAGATTTTAAAATATTTTTTTTTTAGCATTCTTTTAAAAAGAACCAAAAGCCATGTCCATTGAATCAAAAGCCATTAACCCATTTCCAATCATACCAGTATTCATTTCTTTATCATTTTCATAAGTTAATGTATCAAATTTTAAATTTCTGTTATCAGTAATTTCTGGAACACCTTTTTCTAAAAATTCATCACTTATTTCTGGGTTTCTATAGATATCATCAATTGATTGTTGTTGATCAACATTTAACATCGAAGGTTGTGGGTCATTGATAAAAGATAATAAATCTTTTTTCATTGAAGTTTCATCATATTCATCAAAATTTTCTTGAATATTATCATTAAAAGAAGCATCTTTTTCTTCCATTGGATTTGGAAGTTTAATTTCTGTTTTTTTTGTTTTTTGTTTTTTTTCTTGGAATTTTTCTATCTTTGTTTTCATAATTTCAATTTCTTTCATTTTCAATAATAATAAATGAACTAAAATGATAATGGTGTAAATTACTGCTAAATTAATAAAAGTTTTCATATATAAATTAACATAAAAAAAATTAAACATAATAAATATACATTATTATAAAATGTATCTTGAAATTTTACCTTTGAATGATGATGTTAAATCAATGTATGAAAATCACAGTACTTTCCATGAAGGAGATGCTGGATTAGATTTGTTTTGTCCAGAAGATATTGTTGTTAAAGCTGGAGAAACTGTTATAATCGATTTAAAAATACAATGTCAAGCTTTCGTAAAAGATATTTATAAATTTTTAGATAATTGTTCATGTAAATATTATTCATCATATTATTTATATCCAAGATCATCAATTAGTAAAACTCCATTAAGAATGGCAAATTCAGTTGGAATTATTGATGCTGGATATAGAGGAAATATTATGATGCCTGTTGATAATATTAAAAATGAAGATTATACTATAAAAAAAGGTGATAGATTGTGTCAAATATGTAGTCCATCATTAACACCAATTAAATTTAATTTAACAACAGAATTAACAACAACATCAAGAGGAACTGATGGAATTGGATCTACGGGAACAGGAACAACTGAAGTTATTTAAAATAAATATTAACTTAAAATTATTTTATTTTTTTTTATATGTATAACAGTTTGTATAACTATTATAATAATTCAAGGCGTTCTAGAAGAATGAATTATCCACTATCAAATACTATATCAGATGAAACATATAATGAAATTAGACGTTTCATATCAAATCCATTTAGAGAAAATCTTCAAGAAAATACAATTGAACAGTTAAATCGAATTTCAACATTAGATATATTACAAGAATTTTTATTTGATGTTAATGAAGCATTAACACATTCTGATATCTTATCATATTTAGATGTTCAAGATTCATATGATGAATTACAAGATTATACTGAACAAAATGATATTAAAATTGTTGTACCAGAAGAAGAAGTTAATAAATTAAGAGAAATGTTATATGAAAAAGAAAAATGTAAGAATGAAAATTGTGCAATTTGTTTAGAAGATTTTAAAGATTTAGAAAGAGTAAAGATATTAAAATGTGAACATAATTTTCATCCAGATTGTATAGACCCATGGTTAAAATTATATTCTAATAAATGTCCATTATGTAGAGATGAATGTAAAACAAAAAAATATATATAAATATCTAAAAATAAATAATAATAAAAATTAAGATGTATATTTATTTAACAGTCTCTGCGATTCAAATCGCATTCTTTATCGCATATTGTAGTTGTTTAAGTAGACAAAAAAAACTTGAAAAATGTCAAAAAGAATTAGAAGTTGAATTAATGTATGAAGAAAATTATCAAAAAGTGTTGGAACAATTAAGAAAAAATAGATACAATCCACAATTTTATAAAAATGTTAGAAAAGCATTAGATAAATTATCTGTTGAAAATGATACTGAAAATTTATCTGACGGGAGTGATTGGAGTAATAATCCATTATCTATTTTTAATCATGAACATGTATATTAGATAATCTAAAAATAAAAATATTTATAATAATAATTACAAATGAGTAAAGAAAATTGGATGTTAATAACAAACAATGAATATGATAAACTTTCAAAAGATATAAAAATTATAAAAAAAAATCAAAATGAAATTTTAAAAAAACTTGATGAGATATTAGAAGAAAATAAAGATATTAAAAAAAAGAATAATGAAATCCATGAGTTTTTAAAGGAGAATAGAGATTTATATATTGAAAAATTAGATAATGGAGAAGATAAATTAAATGATATGACTAAATATTTTTCTTTTTCATATATAAATCGATTCCATAACTATTCTCAACGGTCTAGAAATTTACATGGAGATATTATTCATGATAAATCATCCAAAGAAATATAAACATTTTTTACATAAATTATTATCATGTAATAACATTTTTTTTTGATCTTTGGATATATATAATTTTTTATTACATAAAGCTTTTCTTCCTGTTTTAATATGATATTTATCAGATACTTTACTTTTGAATGCAATTACTTTTTTTCTATCATAATACATTTTTATTTTTTTTTTCGCGACGATTAAATGTTTTATCAGTAATATCTAAATTTTTGTGATTTTTATTTTTTTCAATCAATTCAAAATGTTCAACGGGTTTATTAAAATGTGCAATTCT